TGGATAGACAAGCACCTACCCCATGTCACCGAGCTAATCTACTGCCTTACGCGGTCCTGGTATCAGCGTAAGAAGCCTCTTCCGTACACTCCTCGGGAGGTCCTCTTTTTCGCAACGGGGGTAGGTCTGGAGCGGGTTCTCCTCAAGCGCCATAAGCAGCAGATAGAAGGTGTATTGGACGGCATCGGATATGCCACGGACTTCCTGACTTACGAGGACTACCCCGGAGAGTTGAAGCTGACACGGTACTCTGCCAAGAAGGACCCTGATGACCTGCCGAACAATTGGAAGCGGCAGATATTGTCGTACCTCAGGTGCAACAACGATGACCGTATGCTCCTAGCTATCATGCACCTCATGGGCGACTACGCGCCGCCGTTCCCAATGCTCAAGGCGTGGCAGGGCAAGGCTACCCAGTGGGAAATCGGTATGAACTGGGCCTGGATGCTGATGCGTAAGGGCATATACATGGCCGCGATAGAGACCGACACTCCGCCTGAGCAGTTTACCTACAATGAGGATTGGGAGTGCGATGGCTGCGGCTACAAACTAATCTGCGATGCGAACCAAGCAATCAAGGAAATGAAAGGAGGATGACCACCATGCCAACCGGTGACGAGGTACTTATGCAGACCAGCCTATACTGGGCACAACATACCCGCATCTCAAAGCTCGATATAGGGTCGGCAACCCTGGGCGTGCGATACGGAATGATTATTGCGCTCAGGCAACCCGACTATGCCCGAGCGTACGCGAAGGCGACACGTCGCCCCAAGGCAGACCAATTCGAGGAGGAGGCGGTCAAGGAGTTCATGGCGGCTGTGCCTCTGATGGCAGGAGGGAACGGTGCATAATGCTACTTAGCGTTGAGGGCGACGAGGGCACCGGCAAGAGCACTCTAGCCTACTCCGGCCCGCTGCCTCTTGTTGGCTTTGCCTTCGACATGGGGGCGGAGCGGGCCATGATGGGTGGCCGATTCAACGAGCTATTTAACGGCGTGGACATACACTACGTCCCGTATGACACGCAGCCGATACTTCAGGGGCGTATGGAGGGCGAGACTGGCCTATGGGAGGGGCACGATATAACCGTATTCGAGTTGCCTCCACCAGTACAGTTGGACTCGATTCGGGTCAAGGGCTATGTCACCCTCTGGACCTACTTCATTAATATGGCTGCTAAGGCGTTCATGGCTAACCAGGTCAAGACCCTTGTGTTCGACACGATGACCGTGGCTAGGCGCGTCAAGGCGGATGCCTACCTTGAGAGCCTACAGAACGCGGCGTTCGATGCCGCCGGCAAGCGCATCATGGTGCAGGGCATAGAGATGAAGATGCGCGAGCGCCTGCTCCAGAAGGAGTACGGCAATACTAACGATGCCATCCGCGACATCTACACTACGGGCGCCGGCGTTGGGAAGAACCTCATTGCTGTGCATCACCTCACCGACGAGTACGCCAGTCGGCCTAACTCCAAAGGCGAGATTGAAGACGTGGCAACCGGCAGGCGCATCCTGGAGGGCCTCAAGAACACTCACAGGTTCGTTGACATCGCCGTACTGATGACCAAGGACAAGAGCCGGGTCAAGTGCGAGTTCAAGAAGTTCGGCTACAGCTTGCCTATTGAGGGCACGTTCCAGGATAACCCCACCTGGGACAGCGTTGCGGACCGCGTCGCTCTGGCTACGGGTGACCGCATCCAGCTAGACAGGAGGAAGCCTCATGGTTAAGCAGATTCCTAAGGACACCAACTTCGGCTCCTATGGTTCAGGTGAGAACGGGCAGGCTACCCTCGTTGACTGGCTGGACAAGCACGCCGAGGAGTGGAGGCCTCCCACAGGTGACATACACCTCCATCTCATGTATGCCAGGGTGTTACACTGGAGGGTAGTGGAGCGAGGCTCCAGCGTATGCAAGGTGCCTGGTCGTTGCTACCTTATGACTGTCCACGAGCGAGGGCCCGAAGTGCTTTGCCAGTTGGTTAGGAGGCCGACCGATGTGCAGTCATAGCCGCGACCTGGCCTGTGTGTGGTTGACCGTGCCCGAGGCAGCCGACTTCCTGAAGGTTGACAAGTCAACGCTGTACAGGTACATCCAGCTCGGCAAGCTCGAGGTGAACCGCCCCGGCGGGTACGTCATCCGTATCTGCCTCGAGGAACTCAATATGTTCGGGGCACCAAAGAAGGAGACAGCCTCATGACCAAGGACATAGACCTCAGCAACCTGGCTACCCTAATGGAGGACAACCATGAGCCGTCCGCTATGTACTCCATGCTGAATCAGTCCGTGCCTACGGGCATGGCTCCCCTCAACGACCAAGGGTACGCGGACTACCTCTGGCAGGGACAAGAAGGGCCGTCTCAGGCGGAGCGCAAAACCATCACGAACCTACTCGGCGATACGGCCAGCATCGAAGACCAGCTACGGCGCCAGAAGGATGCACACCCTGACGTGCGCCTCATGTTGGTAGTCGAGGGCGTGGCTACACCTACCCCGACAGGCACCACTACCTGGTATGAGAGCCGTACCAACAAGCGCATCATGCACGCCGGCCGTGAGTTCAAGTTGCCGTTGAACGTGGTCTACGCCTGGACGTATCAGGTATCGCGGTTCCTCGAGGTGTACTTCTCGCCTAACATGGTCTGTACGGCGCGGATGCTGGTAGCCTTCTACAAGTCCGACCAGAAGGCCGCGGACGAGCACAATACCTTCAGGCGCTACATGAAACCTATGGACTGGCATCCGAATCCGCAGGTCCAGAAGTTGATAAACATAGGTAGTGGCATAGGAGAGGTGAAGGCAGAGGCCCTGATTGCCAGGTTCGGTACGCTATGGCATGTCCTGAGTGCTTCGCCGGCCTCGCTTGCAACGGTGGATGGGATAGGCCTGTCAACAGCACGGCACTTATTGAGGAAGGCAGGTAGGACAGATGCTTGACGGGATGTACCGAGTCTGCCCTCATATCGCCGTTTCCAGTGGCGACCTACCTGGTTTGGAAATAGAGGCGAGAGCCCGAGGCGTGAAGGACCTACCGCTGGGCAAGCTGCGCCACCTGGCCAAGTGCCTGTCCGTATATGACGACCTCAAGCAGCCCGTTGTGCGCCACCTGGCCGAGAGGACCATCGAAGATTTTGACAGGAGCCGACCACGACCGTTATCGGACGAGGACATTGAGAGGCACTACAAAGAAACCTTCAGCGAGTTTGGCCTACCAAGGAGGCTTTGATGGACGAGAGTAACGGCTTCGCAGCGCAGTACCAACGGGAGCAGGTAGAGGAGAAGGACCTCATACTGTTCCCTCGGGACATCCAGTGGAGGCGGCAACTGTTCCCCCAGGAGGTGTTCGACCATCCAGCCAAGGCTAACATGCACCTCATCGTGGAGCTTGTGAGGTACTTGACGGAGCCCGGCGATACCATCATAGACCCATTCGCCGGCACGGGCACTCTCATGCTGGCCCTACTGGAAGGTCGAAGCGTTGTCCTCATCGACATCGAACCGCCATTCGTGGCGCTACTTGAGAAGGCCAAGGCGATGTGGTTCGACCAGGACCCACCTATAGACCTCCAGGGCAAGCTGACCATCATCCAGGGCGACTGTAGGCAGGCGATACAGGACCTAGACTTCCTGTGCGATGCCGCTATATTCAGCCCGCCTTACTCCAACATACTGAGTAGCGGTGGCGAGACCCGCACTGGGCCAAGTGACCGTATCACGCCCGAGGTTATCGCTGCCTATGGTGGTAAGCAGGCCAGTCCTCAGAATCTTGGACGGCTCAACCCGTTCTTCTTTGAACATAGTATGACCCGCGTCTATCAACGCCTACACAAGCGCCTGGTGCCCAATGCACCTATGGCCATCATCAGCAAGGACGCCATGCAAGCCGGAAGGAGGATGATACTATCCGAGAAGATTATCCGCCAGGCCCAACGCAGCGGCTTTAAGCTCGCCGAATGGCACAAGTGGTTGATGCCATTCTCATCCTATCGTGCTCCCGCCGCTGCGAAGGGCATCAAGACCGTTGACGACGAGGACATTCTAATCTTTAGGAGGGAACCGTGATAGAAGCCGCAACCGTACTAACCATCGTGTTCGTCTTCGCCCTGACGGTAGGGGCATTGGCGGGGCCTAACTGGTATGGTGCCCGCCTAATGCTACTCATGTCAGTAGCAGGGTTCATAGGGGGAGCAATCGCC